CGCCTGCAGGCCGGTTATTTTCGCCTGGTCGAAGATGATGAACCTTACCCCTACAACGATTAAAGCGGCGGCCAAGCATCTGGCTCGGGAATTTCACTTCTCGGCCAGTGAGATCGAGGCCATGCCGTTTAACCGCATGCTGTGGTGGCTCACGGATTGAGCCGCTCCCTCCGTTACGCGTAACAGGGCAATCCTATGGCAAACAAAATGGCGCTCGGTCTGGTGATCGGCGGGGCTGTCAGTTCGAGCGTTGGCGCGGCGTTCAAGGACGTTGAAAGCCGTGTCAAAAAGCTAAGTGAACAGGGCAAGAAAGCCCGGGTACTGCAAAGCACGATCGGCGAAACCATGCGTCTGCGCGAGGAGTGGCGAAAGTCTCACGCTGCTGGTGAGAAGGGCGCATCTGCACTATTGAACCGCCTCGAAAAGAACCTCGGTGGGCTGCGCAAGGAAGGCGTTGAGGTCGGTCGGCTGGCCAAGGAGTATGACCGGCTTGGCCGTGCTGGGCGCAGCGCCGAGTTGAAGCTCAAGGGGCACAACCAGATCACGCAAGGCAAAGAGCAGGCAAAAGCCGGTGTTGCGCGTGGGGTTGTGGCTGCGGGCATGGTGGCCGTCACAGCCAAGACCAGTGCCGACTATCAAGCGATTATTCGTGACATCGCGATCAAGGCCGGTGTAGCCCGAACGGCTGAAGAATCCGACATGTCGCGCAGCATCATTCAGACCTCGCGCGATGTTGGCATGGGGCGCAACGAAGTTGCTGATGTGGTTAACGAGCTGGTCGGCGCCGGTATGGATTTGAAGCAGGCGATGGCGTTTGCGCCGGTGGCTGCCAAGTTTGTGGTGGGCCAAGGATCCAGCGGCGTCGACACTGCCAAGATGATCCAGGCACTGCAGACCAACGCCAAAATCACGGACCCCAAGGTGCTGGAAAAGGCGCTGGAAGCAGTGGCCTACCAAGGGCAGGCGGGCAGCTTTGAGGCCAGCGACATGGCACGCTGGTTCCCGCAACTGCTGGCAGGCATGCAGAAACAGGGCATTACGGGCATGGACGCCGTCACGCAACTGGGCTCGATGCTGCAGGTGCAAATGAAAACCGCCGGCACTGCCGATGAAGCGGCCAACAACCTCAAGAACTGGATTGAAAAAATCGGTTCTGGGGATGTGGTGAAGTCCTACAAAGACGCCGGCATTGATTACCAGAAGTCGCTGAATACCGGTATCCAGGGTGGCATGTCCACGTTGGAAGCTAGTTTCGGGCTGGCCAAGCGTTACATCGAGGCCACCGATCCGAAGAAAGCCGCAAAAATGGCCGAGGCCACGGCAAAGATCAGCAAGGAAGCTGACCCGGCTAAAGCTAAAGCCATGCTCGATAGCCTGGAGCAGGCCCTGCGCACCGGCGATATCTTTGCCGACATGCAGGTCAAGTCGGCGCTGACCGCCTATGTGCAGAACAAAGAGCTGTATGAGCAGCTGAAAAAAGAGGCGGCCAGCGCCTCGGGCATTCTCGACCAGAACCTGGCCGAGCGGCGTGATACTTCTGCCCAGAAGTGGAGCGAGACGATTCAAGCCGGTAACGATGCCTTACGCAGTGTGGGCGATGCCATCCGGCCGGTGACGGATGGGCTGGCCACAGGGCTGACCACAGTGGTCAAGGGCGTCACCAAGCTATCAGACGAATCACCCAAGCTGGTGATGGGCCTGACGGCCTTGGCCACCGGGGCCAGTTTGATCACCAGTGTTATTAGCGCTCTGAAGATTGGTCGGGGCGTGTTCAATCTTGCCCGGGGTGGATTAGCAGGGCGTGCCGGCAAAGCCGGTGTGCAATCGGTTTATGTGACCAACGCCAAGGGCGCTCTTGGTGGCGGTAACGCAGAGAAAGGCGGAGCTGTTAAGGCCTTGGTAGCCGCTGGCATCGGCGCTGTACTCAACCGCAAAGATGAGGCACCCGTGGGTGATGGTGGCGTAGATACCACGCTTGACCCGGTTGATACGGGTATGAAGCTGCTCGATGTCATTCGCGAAGCCAAGGAGTCAGGTACCGGCTCTGATTACACGCAGAAGGTCTTTGTGGTTAACGCTCTACAAATGGGCGGAATGAATGCCGGTACTGGCGGTGGAGGGCGCCGTGGCAGGCGAGCAAGGCGCCGGGCGGCGCTTCGCGCTCCTGTACCCCCCATCGTGCCTGCTCGTCTTGAGGGGGGATTGGTAAAGGTTGCTGGAACGCTTGGAAAGATGGGTAAAGCCCTTCCAGCCGGTTCGGTGTTTGAGGCCGGTATCAAGGCTTTCGACACGTACAGTACGGCCAAGACCGCCCAAGAAAAAGCCGAAGGCTATGGCGGTGCTGCCGGTGGACTTGCGGGCTCTGTGGCAGGGGCTGCCGCCGGTGCGGCGATCGGATCTGTGGTGCCGATTATCGGCACGGCGGTAGGCGGTCTGGTAGGCGCGTTCTTGGGCGGTATTGGGGGCGATACCCTGGGCGGGATGTTGGGTAAGTCGTCTTTTGCCAAGTCACTATTTAGCAGTGATTCAGAACCGGGGGATGTTGTACGCGCGATGTCAGCGAAAAGTGGCCCCTCGCAAGCCCCGTCACCCTTGATGCTCAAACCAGAAACCAAGCCCGCCACGGTCGAGCAGAGCATCAGCTTTGCGCCGCATATGCCGATCACCATTCAAGGTGATGTCAAAGATCCGGACGAACTCATGCGCAAGCTGCAGCCGCTGATGCAAGGCCAGTTGCAGGACTTTGCACGGCAGATGGAAGACAACGCCCGCCGGGCTAACGATCGCAAACTCTACGACATCCCTCACATTTAACAGGAGGAGCCATGGCCTACATGGAGCAGATGCAAAGTGCTGTCGGCTATTTGGCCTCAGCCGGGGAGGCAGGGCGTAAAAGCCTGGACGGCGTGATTGGGCCTGTTAACGGGGCCATCAGTGAAATGACGGGCGCGGCCTCAGAACTGGAGTCGCTGCCGTTTGTGGGGCCTATTGTGGGGCAAAAGCTGCAGCGTGTGATGCGCGCAGTCAATGCCGCGCAAGCCAAGGTTGGCCAGGTGGTAGCGGTCTACAACCAAGCAACCCGGGCTGTATCGCAAGTCAAAGAGCGTTTGGCTGTGTTGGGCGAGCAGGCCGAGCGGGCCAAAAATGCGATCAATAAGATCGCCGGCAAGATCAACCCCGCCTTGGGCAACATCTTGCCGACCAGTATTTTTGCCACCGACACCACCCCGGAGGTTGAGGCGGTTAAGCCGTTTCCCCACTTGCTGATCCTGCAGCCGCACAAGCATGAAGAAAAGCCGTATTACTTCAACCTGGACACTGCAGCGTTTGACGAACTGAGTCGTCAGAGTGGGTTCCGGTGGGCTTCCCAAGAGCGCCTGACGCGCCGTCCCGCGCAGCAATCGGTGGGCATGGGCGAAGAAAAGATCACCCTCAAGGGCTCTATCTTCCCGGGGCACCGAGGCGGCCTCAAGCAACTGGATACCTTGCGCAGTATTGGGGGGCTGCTGTTGCCTTTGGGACTGACCACCGGGTATGGCCACGTCCTGGGGGATTGGTGTTTGACCTCAATCACCGAGGATCAAAGCGCCCTGTTGCAGGGCGGGATCCCACGCAAGCAGGGCTTTAGTTTGGAGTTCGTGCGCTATGGCGAAGACATGCAGAACGCTTGAAGGCGACAAGCTCTACACCATTTGCCAGAACGCCTATGGCCACCTCAACGGCAGCGTGGAGGCGGTGCTGGAGGCCAATCCCGGGCTAGCCGCTGAGCCCGAGCCGTATCGAAGTGGTCTATTGATTGTGTTGCCAGACTTGGTGCTGGCCAGCGATGAGCAAGCCGTCCAGCTTTGGAGCTAGCGACCCCCTTGAACCCCGTCTCGCTGCGGGGTTTTCTTTGGAGTAGAAATGACCCCAACCTTTCGTATCGTTGCCGATGGCAGCGACATTACCCGCTTGATCAATGACCGGCTGTTGCTGTTGCGCACCTCGGATAAGCCCGGGATGGAGTCGGACGAGTTTGAGCTGCGCATTGACGACCGCGACAGCGCCGTAACGCTGCCAGCTCGCGGTGCCAGCATCGAAATCTATCTGGGTTACGCAGGCACTACATTAGCCCGGGAGGGCCGCTATATCGTCGATGAGGTGGAGTTGTCTGGTCCGCCCGATACCGTGGTCATACGCGGTAAAGCCAGTGATATGCGTGGCAGCGGCAGGACGACCCGCAGTGGTAGCTGGGAAAATGTCAGCCTGGCCACCATCGTCAATGACGTTGCCCGGCGTAACGGTTGGGAGCCCGCCTGTAAGGTCGGCACGATCGTGCCCAGGGCTGACCAGTTGGGCGAATCAGATTTTAATTTCATTACCCGCTTGGCCAAACAGCACGACTGCACCGCCAAGGTG